ACATCGAGCGGTGGATCGAGCGCGATCGACACGACGTTGGCAGAGCCAGTATCAACGCCATAGATGACCCGGCCGTTACGCACGGCCTTCAAAAGCTGAAACAGATCACTCGATAAAGGATTTATCCCGGCCTTTGAGATCATGTTGGTGATCTCACGCATGGGATGTTCAAACGCTTCAGCGGGCGGGATCGAGCCCTCCCGCCCCTGACTTGGGTCACCGTTGATATACGGCGCGTTCGGGTCGGCGACACCGTAAGGCGAAACATATTTCATCGCATTCCTCCTAGGGCGTACCTTGCATCGGGCCGCCTTCTGCCAAGTCTGAAAAGTCCCAAGTCAGTTCTGTGTGCGCGGGTTTCCATCGCAACAACAAACATTCCAGCTCGGTCGGGATGCCGATCTCAAGATGGTGGTGGACACCAGCTTGGCTTTGACCAGCACGAAACCAATCTAGGCTTGCTTCGCCGACATGCGCGAACCAGTAGAACCGCATCTCGGGCGGGCCGATGTACCAGCGAAAGTTCTCTTCCGGACTTGGCCTCGTATCACCAACGCGCGAGACACCAGCCATGAACGGCGCGAACTCGCCGATGACGATTTCATGGCCTAGCCAATCCATCACCCATTCATAAAAGGCGCGCGACTGCCCGCCTCTGAAAGTCATTTTGAAAACGAGTTGCTGCTGGCGTTCCGCAATCGTAAAAACTTGCGGCCAGCATGGATCGGGTAAGCCCCAAGCACGCTCCCAATCCGGTAGCAACTCTACAGTCTTGCGCGGATCGCTCTCGAGCTCGAGCAGGTCCGCAGCGCGACTATCGACAAAGCCCCAGAAGTTATTCAGGCCCTTCTGTACGCAATATTGTACTGACCCAGCCTCGCGCGGCCAGGCAATGCCCCAAGGCAGTAGGTCCAGGAACGCCGATAGATAATCACTACCGTTTCGGCGGACATGTTTGTCAGGGGGTATAAGTGAAGCCATAAATAATATCGCCCAAGACTGCCATGTGACCGTTGCTCGGCATCACGTCATCAGCGGTAGTTGAGAGCTTGAACGAGATAACGCCCGGCGCATTCATCACGGCCGAATATTTCCAAGCTGCGAATATCGTTTGGCCGGGAGCTGCCACTTCGAGCAAGAGATCGTTGATGCTATCTTCAATCGCAGCGCGCACATCGGGCGAGTCCAGCGCCAAGTCAATAATGTGGAGATCAATTGGCTGCCGGATTGGTGACAACACCCAATGATCCTTCACCGCAACCGGCCGCACGAGATCGATGTAAGCTGCGACACGATCAAGATCCTCCTGCAAGGGAAAGCCATCATTGTCCGCGCGCGTCTCATCGCACATGATCCTGACAGTGACTGTGCCTATTCCCATTTCATTTGGAGCGCACCAAGCGCGGGTGACACCCGGCACAGCTTTTGCCCAACGCACATAGTCATGCTGGGCGCCGCCCATTGGCGGCTCGCGAATGCGCTCGAGAACGCGAATGCGAAGGTTGTCGTCATTCTCAACTTCTGCACCACCGCCAATATACTCAACCCGCGCATTCTCGGTCAGATTGTCGATTGGCTGAAGAAAGGTAAGAGTAGCGCCAGATTGGATATTGCCGACTGTTCCGGGATCGAGCGCTCGCACCTCGATTGGAGTTGGCGCATCATCAAGCAAGATCACTTCATCAATGACTTCGTATTCTACTACACCGCCATAAGACAATCGCGCTCCAACTGGGATGACAACATCAGGCGCGCCGAGAACCGTGGCGGTGCCCTGCGCCAATGTTGCAGCCTTGCGGCCGGTGGTGCCGTCCGAGTTGACTAGCCAGATGTCTCCGTGACGGTCTAGCCATTCGGTCTCGGCGGTGTCTGGTAAAAGCTGGAGCGCTAGCCAATCTATAAAACGCAGCACCAGATGGCAGAGACCGGCTTGCGCATCTGACATCACGCGCAAGACGTTGTTGCCGATAAGGATCGCCCCCGAGAGAGCGGACGTTACCTCATCGCGAACCTGTTCGCGCGTTTGTCTAAGGGTGGGTGTGTTCCAAGGCATTAGAATGTCACCACTTGATCCCAGAGGTAAGCAAAGCGCAACTGGATCGCTTGCAAGGGTCCGCGATATATCGTCACAAAAACATCAATCTCAGATCGTCCTACGCGTTGAGCTTGGACATCAATTGCAGACGCAATCCGATTGACGATGAAAGGACGCAGCGCCTCGCGTGTGTACTGCTCTGCTCGCGCCACGGTCGAGCCTTCATATGAATTGGCATCGGATATCTTGGCCCGGAACAGCAGCCAGTTCTTGCAGCCGATGGGCCAGCCTCCCCAAATCTCTTCGGCATCAAGATCGCCCCACCAGCCGCGTCGGTCGGTGCTATCTGGATCCGGTAAGATGTCGCTGGTCGAAGCGAGAGCGTCCGTCATTAAAGCCACTCGCACTGCGGTGGCTAGCTCTTCCTCTTCGCTCAACCCTTCCGTTGACTGCAACCAATCAGCCAAGGTGCCGGGCAAAGGCCCAGCCTGCTTCATCTCAACGAGCGAGTTTCGACCTTTGAGGAGGATGTCGACCATGACGTCAGACCGTCAATGCGCGAACAGTACCGCGAACGAAAGCTGGATGTACCACCTTGTTGTCGGCAACGATCTCGTCAAAGCGCGAGGCGTCCGAGTAGATGCGATAAGAGGTGGCAAGAGCCGGCAACGGGCGCAGGTTGTAGTAAACAACTCGCGGCAGCGGCATCGCGGTATCGGCTAGGTAGCGTGCGGACTTGGCAGCCAGCTCCCGCAGCAGCTGGTAAACAATATTATCCATATCGTCCGCGGCCATCTCCTTCGCTAAATCAAAACTGTTCTTCATCCGCTCCTGCATTGCCTCAATATCATCGCGGCTCTTAAACGTGGTGGCTGCGATAATCTTGCACTGGCAGGAGAGCGCAAAGAGAACGCCGAACTGGATGGTCCAGAGCGAGCCCAATATTGTAGGCACCTCCGAACGTAACTGGGCCAGCACCGGATCAAGTTGCGATACCGAAATACCAGCAGCTAAGGCGGCGTCGAATACAACCAACATATCTTCCGGCAATGAGCCGTCACGAATAGAGGTCTCAACGTTGGTTTGCAGATCGCCAGCTGCCGTGCGTAAGTCAGAACCCTCTCGGCCTTTGGTAGAGGTGAACGTCATAAGCTTGTCGCACATCCGCTTGATGATGCCGGCAATCTCAGCGACCATAATCCGCGTATCGGTGCGGATTTCCGCTTCGGTATCGATTACCCCTTCCATCACCGGATCCTTATTGCCGCCGGACCGCCGAAGGTGCCGCCACCGAAATTGGAACCACCGCCGGCAATCGATACTCCAGTCAAAGTGAATTGCCGCTTGCCGGTAGCGACTACAGTTTTGTCCAGATTAGTTGTCGCCGTCTCCAGCAGCTTGCGAGAGTCGTCCTTGAATACCTTAGGCGCTTCTCCCGCCTCCACGAATGCCAAATCAAATTCATAGAAGCCGCCCTTTTGCCGGCTCTCCGAAACGCCATAGCGCTCAACCATGACCATCATCGGCCCGCCTGAGCTAGCTCCCTCCCGCCCACCACCAAAGGTTATGGAAAGGGATGGATGTATCAACTCGCCGGGCCCGTCCATCTCCAACGCTTCCAACATCGCGTTGCGCTGAGCAATCATGTTGGCATAAACAGCATTGGGACCGCGATTGAGTTTCTTGTCGTTCAGCAGGATGTAGCCACTAAACTGCCAATGCACCGCCTCTCGTCCCATGTCCTCGGCGTAGGGAATGTTCCGCTTTGGATATTGATGAGTAACAACGCGACGGCCAGATTGCCGGGCGCTGCTCTCAACGTGAAAGTAAACGCCACGAAAGGACGCGATGCGAAGGGTGTCGCGCCACTCGTTGTGTAGTTCGAGGATCGAACCCATTTTTAGTTATCCAACTCGTCCTGCTTGACCAGGACCGGCACCGTCGCCCAACAGCCTTCCTTGTCTACCCAGATGCGGAAGTCCTTATGGCGAATATGAGTATGATCGGCATCAACCCGCATCGACTTATCGTCCTTCTCATAATACGCGGTGACGTGTTTGCCGGTCAGGACGACGTAGCAGGAGCCGTGCCGGATGGTGATGGTGTTGCCGCCGCCATCTATGTCGATGAAAGTCGAGCTTTCCTTTTTGAGTAGCGGTCTTTGACCTTCTTTCTTTTGCTGCTGCTGGCCACCACCCGATTGACCTCCACCACGCGCCTGCGGCTGCGAGGATTGCTGTTGCGAATCATCATCCACCTTTACAAGTTGAAGCCTGATCTTGTTCTTGGCGGCGTCGGTTGAAAGATAAGCGCCGGGCTTGAGTCCAGACTTCTCATCGCCGCCAGCAAAGTGAAGTTGGATGTTCTTGTCGGCTTGGTGGTACATCGCGGTGTCGCCTTCGCGTCCACCGTGATCATCCTTGCTATCCTTCTCGTTCTCCAGCATGAGCTGGTGGCGCGGGTCTTGTAGACCTGGCAGTGAGGGATCGGAGCGCGATCCATTGGCGTACGAAGTCAGGCCGATAGCGGACTTGCCCTTCGGCTGGTCGTCGTCCTCGAATGCGCCAGCTCCCGCCTTGTCGCCAACGCCGCCACTACCGCCACCGCCGGACTTGGCCTGCTGCTGGCCACCCTTGTCCTCTTCCTCGTCCTGCTTGGCAGGCCAATAGGCAAACCCGTAAGGCTGCACGATCGGCACACCCTTGGGGCTATCGTTGCGGCCAGCATCGATGTCCGCAGTGGGGAAGATGGTACTGTGATCGACCTTGCGCGTGGTGGCGCGCGACGAGCTGCCAAGAGTAGCGGAATGTGTGTTGCTGCCGACAGTTTCTCTTCTCATTTTAGGCTAGGTCCCTTCTGGCCCATTTCATTCTCGAGCTCGAGTGTAGTGCGGGTGCCGCCCTTATCGTCCTGGGTAAAGGTCACCGACTTGCAGATGAGGGATTGGTCCATAATCAGCATCGGTGACTTTACGTGTACCGAGTTCCATGGCCGCCACAGCACGCCGCGGGTGCGGCCACCGGAAGGACCGCCGCCATTAAACCAACCCTGCAGGACGGCCTCCACCTTGATTTGCTCGCCGTTGATAGCACCGCCTTCGGACCCACTCCGCTGCGCGGCATCGGACTGCTTGCCGGGCATCTCCGCCATACTGATGAGCGGCATGAACGGACCGGAGCCAACTCCCATCGATTGGGCAAAGCCGCTCATCATATTGCCAAGCGGCGCACTCGTGACTGCCGGTCCCCAGGACTTTGGCGTGGGAGCGTTCTGCGCCATCGTTAGAAAGGCGCCGCTACCGAACTCCATGGAAATGGTCTCACGCCCTTCCAGCATGTTGACCCCTTCCTCCACCTGACCGTCGCCTTCGACGTAGCCCGGCTGAGTGCCCCAGAATGCATTACCGACCTTGGGATCTACGCCGAGCACGATCGAACGCTGGCGGGCGGCCTTCTCCAGAACTTCCCAAGTCGTCTGACCGGTCACATTGACGCGCTCAAACTTATCCATATTGATGCCGGGCTTGGCCTTGAAGAGGATGTCGTAAGGCTTGAGCAACGCAGTAGCGAGCTCGGGGTAGGTGACGTTTGTCATCTCACCACCCTTAATCGAGGCGGCTCCGTTGACGGTAGTGTAGGTGTAGGACTTGCCGGTGATCTCGACGCCGTGAGACTTCTCGGTGAAGGCTACCTGTCGGGTAGTGACGAAGCCGCCAATGGCGTACTCACCACCGAGCGTCACCGTGCAGGTATCGCCGGGACGGATTTGCTGGGCCGCGAAGTCGCGGGCGAACGGAGTGAACTCAGAGCAGGTGAAGCGATAATAGTTAAACGCTTCCTTCTGGCACAGGTAAACCGTGATCGACTTCCACTCGTTGTAGAGTTTCCCGTTCACCGTCAGGACACATATCTCACGCTCGTTGAATGCCATTATTGCTGCTGCCTTATCTCATCGCGGGTCTGCTGCCGAATTTGTTCCATTGCTCTTTCGCGATCCGCTTCCACTTCACCCAAAGCCCTGATCGTATCCACCGTACCGCGCACCCCCGGTATCTTCTTGAAGAAGTCATCAGAGACAACAGGCTCTGCTCTTCCAGATGCGCTTGGGCCTAACTTCTCTGCCTCTTCCGTCGCCCGCTTGTGCCAGTCGTCATCAGACGAAGCCGTCGACGACGGAGGTGGTTGCCATCCACCTGCTACGCGATACGGTGCAGCATTTTCAGGATCACTACGAGACGAGCGGCGATCAGCACCGTTACGATTGATAGTGGTGTTGCCCTCTACCCCTTCTCCACCAACGTCGGCATCAACCTTGACGCCCTTCGGACCATCGACATTGACGTTGAGATCAATCTGACTTTGGCGATGCCACTTGAGCGCAGTCCCGGAGATGCGCTGGCGCTCTTGTTGCATTTCAGTACGAGCGCGGAGAATGTCTTCTGTCCGCAAGACTTGGTACTTGATGGATTGCCCGGTCGGGAACACATCGAGCCCGTGCTCGGTCGCGGTCTTCTTATTGGGAGCGTAACCAAGACGCTCGGCCAACGCGGCGTTAACGTCGATGCCTTTGTTCTTGGAGCGTGGATCGATCTGGTTGGGCCCGATATCAATCACGCGACCCATAACGCTAGGCCGTCCTGGCCTCTGGTCCCAAACGCGCACCGGCATTCCCTGCTGCTTCTCAGCCGGACCAGCAGCTTGCCGGTAGGGGATGGCAATGCCGGGAACGTCCTGGCCGTAGCCACCGTAGTTTGGTTTCGCCTGCCCCTTCTTTGGGCCGCTGGTATATTTGTCGTCCGGGTCATCCCAACCGATCGCGCTGCCAAGTGACTTAGGATAGTTGCCGAACCAGCTGCCCTTGACGACGCGCGGACCAACCGGAGGTGCGCCCCCGGAAACGGCGCCACGCGAGATCGGATTGGCGGCCGCTTCCCTTTGGTCCTCGGTCTGCGGTGTTGGCGGGCCACCGCGGCCACCGCCCCTACTATCCATCGGCCGGGTGCGGGCCTTCTGACTGACGCCACCGTCTGCGCTGCCTCCACCTGCACCACCTCGAAGGTCGCGCAGTACATCCACAAAGCGTCGCAGCTCAAACGCTAGCTTGTCGGTCTGCTCGGTTAGCTTGTCGGCCGAGGCTTCCCATTCCTCGCGATAGCTCCCATGCCCCGCAGTACGGAGGTCGATGATATTAGCCGAACCTATCTTGGCATTCTCGGGCGTGAGAATGCCGCTCATATCAAACTTGGCATCAGATGCCGGATTGGTCCTGAACGGGAGCGGACCACCATCGGAGAATTTCTGCGGCGTGTTGTTGGGCTCGTTGTTGTCCGGCTCGTCGACCTCGATAGCATCAAGCGAAATCAAAGGCGGCTGGGTGTTGGTACCTTCCCGGCCGCGGTTCTTTTCCCGCCACCGGTTTACCATCTGCATAAACTTATCGATGCCCTCGATGAACTCGGCGAGGTGCTCCGTGAAGTTGACGATCTCATTGCCTACGAGACCGAGTATCCAGTCGATGCGCTCGCGAAACTTGTCCCAGGGATAATCCAGCAGCGCCTTGACCACCCCGCGCAACCATTCCGAAAAGCGCTTGGTGCTCTCTTCGGTGAACCACTCAGCCATCATCTTCAAGAAGCGAGTGCCGATAGGAACGACAGCGGCAGTGATCCGGCTTTGTATCTTTGTCAACGTCAGCTGAAGCTTGACACTCTGCAGCTTATACTTCTTGGAGGCTTCCTCACTTGGTATGGCGACGGCCTTGATCTTGTCCAGCATCTCCTTAAGGCCGAACCACTGCCCGCCACGAACCCCCATCGACTCGCCGATGATCTGCGCCGCCCACCGGCCCTCTTCTCCTTGGCCGGACTTGTCCTCCATGTGCCCAAGGATTTCAAGGATGGTGTTGTATAGGCCATTGCGCGCAAGCGAGTCCTGGAACCGTCGCGAGATAATGGTGCCGGTATCGCGGAAGCCTCCTTCCTCTAATCGGTCGCGGGTCGCCGAACGGTTGCCTAAGGCTAGATCGCGGACGGAGCGGGCCAGCTTCTCAACCTGGGTGCGCGCATCCTTATCCGAAACGCCGCGCGCCTTGGCCGCAACGACGAGGCGCTCAAACTGCTCGTAAGTTAGGCCGACCTCGCGCGCTACCGAATGCTGATTGATGGCGTTCTCAGCGAAGCGATCGAGCGAGCCTGCGATGCTAGCCAGCGCCGAAATAAAGGATCCACTGAAGAGAACCGAGCTAGCTCCCACCGCGAGCGCCGAGGCTTTGAGCTCCCGGCCGACAGTCTCGATGGTGGTCTCGAGCGCATCCAGTACCCGGCTGCCAAGCGGCATCGTTCGCTTAGCTTCCGCACGCAGACGCTGGATGGAAGCCTTGACCTGCTTGGTCGAAACAGTGACTTCGTCTTTTAAGACGATACCAATCTCGGTTTCGGGAGCAGTAGCCATTACGCTGCCATCACCTCTCGCTCTACCTCGTTGTCCTCGTCGCGCATCAAGGTGCCATCCTGCACCTTGCTATCGGTCTTGATGCCGGACTTACCCCGCACCTTGATCCTGAGCGCTAGCTGCGCGCCGCTGCCGTCCTTCTTCCAACCGTTGATGGCGCCATCCACATTCTTGCGCTCGAGCGAAGACTGCTTATCATCACCAGCTTTCTCGCGCCGCTCCTTCTTGATGGCGTCGATGATCGTCATCCCCTCATCTTCTTCCTTATGCCCGGGGTTGACTTGGCCGTGACCATAGAGTGGCGTATTAGGATAGTGCTTCTTGATGAACTTCTTGGCGGCTTCGATCTGCGCTGGCGTGACGTCCTTGTCGTCCTTGGCGATGACTTCCATGCCGACGGTGTTGCGGTTGCTGAGGCCCTTGCCCATTGGGCCCCAACCAGTCTTCATATGCGACGAGCCCGGTCCGCCTATCTGCTTGATGGTGCCGTCGCGCTCCATCACGTACTGCACGCCCAAGCCGCGCTGGCGTAGAGTCGAGACCACTCCCTCGGCCGTACCGCGGCCGCTCGTGTGGTGGAAGATGAAGGCTGATGGCGCTGCGCCGCCAACTGCGGTCACTGCGCCCGCTTCGACGGCCCCGGCCGGAGCCTGCGGATCATTGTCAGTAGTACGAGGACTGCCACCTTGCGGGTTGCTCCCACCAGTTGGTTCGGGCGTGCCGCCGGTGCGGCTGCGGGAGCTCCCGCCATATGAGCCGCTGGCGCCACCGCCGCCGAAATTGCCACCACCACCGAAGTTGAACTTGCCTTCCTTGACGCCCTCTTCAAACAGGTAGGTAAGATCGTTGAACTGCTGCTGCATCTCCCGCAGCTGGCGTTCGAACCGCGTCAAGGTCGGACGGTCCGAAAACATCAAAGGACCGGCTTCGGTAGTACCAATCGCAACGTTGTAGTTGTCGTTGGACGGCGGCTTGGTGCTGCCAATACTACCAAGGCCTAATTGGTCCGCGAGCACTCCACCTTGCTCAACGCTTGCCTGCACCACCGGCATATTGGCAGTATCACCAAAGCGACGGTCTTCGATGTTACTAGACTCAGGAAGGTCCTCGGCGTTCTGCAGCTGCCACTTCTGGTACTCGGCGCTGACTTGGTAGGCGCCACCGGAATACGCAGCACCTTCCCCGAACTTGACTGGAGTATTACCAGCAACTGGATCATCTTTCTGCCAATGCGAGACGATGCGGATTATGTTGGTAATCGAGGCAGCGATCCTGATTGCCGCCGAGACGAACTTCATAAAGCCGGTCTTGGTCCCAGCTAGCGCGGTGTCGACCTTCTGTCTAACCTTGTCCCAGTCCTGCTCCGTGATAGTCTTGCCCCACTCGCGGACCTCGGCGATAAACCTTTCCATGTTCTCCGACTGGAGCGTAGTCGCGAGCCAACCGGAGAAGGCTTCCATCGCCGGCATAAGCGCAATGCCGATCAAAGTCTGGAAGTTCTCCAGCTCGCGTTGCAGATTAACCTGCTCCTGGAGGAATGCCGCCGCATTATCTTCCGCCGGCTTGAAGTTGTCGTTGGCGAACTGGTCGATGTTCTCAACAGCCTTGTTCCAAGCCGGGCTGCCGAGGCCGAAGGACTTGCGCCATATCTCCGTACCTAGTCGATCCGCATCAGTGCCGCTCGAGCCCCTATTCATCTGCTCGAGTATTTGGCGCATGATGTTGTAGGGGCGATCGCCATCACGCTGCAACTGCCGTTGCAGTTGCCGCGATACCGCGGTGCCGGAACCGAAGGTGCCCTGTTCCTCCAGCCTCTTGCGGGTATCCGACTCGGTGCCCCGACGCAGATCGAGGACAGCCTCGGCCATCGCTTCGATCTCAGCCTCGGCCTGCTCCTTCGACAGACCAGCAGCTCGGCCTATGTTCACCAGCTGCTTGTATTCCTGCAGCGTCATATTGAGCCGCAGAACGGTGCTATTCAGATTGAGCGTCTTCTGCGAGAACTTGCCGAGACTGACGGTCATCCCGGCAATGCCGGCAACAAAACCACCGGAAGCGAGTGCGCCGGAAATACCCAGCAATCCGAAAACGCTACGAGCGTTACGCCCAATGCCGTAGCCAAGCGACTCGCCGAAGTCCACCGCCGACTTGGTGAACTCCTTCTTGACCTTCTCGAGCGCGATGGTGACTTCATCGCGGATCAGGATTGTGGCAAAGGGCTTCGCAGCCATTACTCGTCCTCACTCGAGGCGCTGGACTTGTCGTCCTTGGTATTGGTCGGAGTGTTGGGCATCTGCGACGCGCCTTTGCTGCGCGTCGTGTTAAACAAGTCTTTGTCGCTGTCACCAGCATCGGCGGACTTAGTTGCGCCGCTGACGTCGATGTTGACGTTGGCGTTGCCCTTGACGTTGTTCACGCTCATCGAGTTCAGCAGGCCAGCGTCAATCACCTTGCGCGTAGCAGCGTCATCGTCATCGCGCTTGGTCTTAAGCGTGGTGACGTTGGGTGGCACTGCCGGCTTACCGAGCACACTACGATCAAAGGTAGCTCGCCGAGCCATGCCTCGCTGTTGCGCTTCCCGAAACGCTTTCGAGCCTTCGTAAACAATCTGGGAGCCGCCAGCTCCAAGATGAATACGGTTAGGCCCCATGTAGCCAGGAGCTGCACCACCTCCGCCAGCTCCGGCGGCAGCCGCATGTTCCACAAACTGCAAGGCGCGCGGATCGCTATGCGGAACGATTTTGCCTTCCGCATCGTACAAATCGAAGTCAGCCGCGCCGCCTCCCGTCACATCGTGGCGATGCGAACCCTTCCGCCTTCCGGTTGATGGCTGGCCACCGGACTGGATATCAACCCGTAAGCCGGTTTGCTGCGCGGCATATTCCAGCGCCTGCCTAGTGGCATCCGGCACTTTGAGATTGCGGATTTTGTTCGGGTCGCCGAGGGATGACTCCCTGACTAGCGAAGTCCCATCACCGGCACCGGTACCGGCTATTGCGGTCTTGGTCCGGTTTGGATCCGTCATACCGGACAGATCAATCTCGGATGTCGTAGCAGTCTTGAGAACATCAATCGGCTTGGCGTTCGTTGCCGGGTTCTGCGCTGGGGTGTTGTTTTTATCGGCAATCCTACCAGCTAAAGGAAGTGACCGGATTGTTCTGCCTGGTCTAACGCCAATGACGTTAAACCGCTGAGCTAGAATGCTGGCGCCGCCTTGCCCTTTGGTTCCAATGCCTCCAGGATTTGTTGCTGCTTGATTTGAGTCTCTGACGAAGGCTTTGACCGATGCATCAACATCATAAGCATTCCCGCCAGGAACCTGATTATGGGCGTATTGGAAGACGCCAAACGATCCGCCAGGATCGCCCAGGTTTTTAGTTTTCGGATCAAAGCTTGACTCTTCGTTAGCGACAGCAACGCCAAACCTCGCCCACTCTTCCGGTGTCCCTTTAGTGATACCGAACCTTGCCCCATCAGGCGGAACACCTTTAGGTGGATTGGCTCTAAACTCCGCCAAAAGTTTTTGATAGAGAGAGCCCCCACGCGCACCCTCAGAACCACCTTCTGGGAACTTGCCAGTTGCATCAACTCCGCCACCAGAACCAGCAGCAGCCGGACTAACTCCTGACGCTGTCGTTAAATCCTGGACTGGCGTGAACTTGCCGGGCTCATAACCTAGCGAGGCCGAGCTGCCGGGCAAAGTCGACTGGCGTGTACCAGCTGGACGATAAGGCGAACTCGATCCCGTCGGTGTAGCATCGTTACCGCCGCCCGGAGTAGTACCACCGCCGCCATCAGTACCGCCACCACCGCCGCCACCGCCGCCAGTCGGGCCCATATTGCCCGCACCGCCGCGATCGCCAGACTTCGCTACATCGCCACCACCACGAAGCAAGTCATTAAGACGACGCACCTCATCGGTAACGTCGCGCATCTGGTCGTTGAGGTTCTCGGTGGTTTGCGCGCGGCGCTGCACCGAGGAAAAGTCAGTTGCGTCGCCGCCACCACTGAAACGCTGCGGCGTATTGTTGCCGCCACCACCATTACCAAATAATTTATCAAGTAATTTGGGCGGGGCAGGCAATCTAGGACTGCGAGGATGCCAGCGCTTTTGCCGGTCCGCTTCCTCCCGCTGCGCGTCTCGTCCGTGAACGCCGCTTAAGCGCTCGTCCCGCAGCTTCCGGCGATTGAAGTCTTCAAGCGCGTTGTAGGCATCGATCCCCTGTTGGAAGGTCCACATGAAGGACTCGATAACCTTCTTGCCCTCCTTGAAGGTAGTAATCACAAAACTCATCGTAGAGCCAACGCCCTTGCGGATATCCTCCCACGGCAGCTTCTCCAGCTGCTTGACGGCATCAACCAGGGACTTCTGGAACTCCTGCCCTTCGACGGTATCGAGCCACGCGTTGAATCGGCCAGCCATCTCGGTGAAGACTGGCATCAGCTCGTTGCCGAGCTTGGTCGTGAAGTTATCGACCTGCAAACCCAGCAGCGTCATGTTGAGCTGGAGGCGCTGGGCATCCTCCGCGCTAACAACGGTGACCTTGCCAATCTTCTCGATCAGGTCGGTGGAACGTTCCCAGCCTTTGCCGCGCAGGCCGAGGACTTTCTCAATGGTGGTCACGCCCCATTGATTGCCTTCCTTGGCGTACTGCTGAAGCTTCTGCATCATGAAGCGGAAGCCCTGCTCGGTGCCTCCGCTATCAATCTCGCGCTTCAGCGCTACGGCTAACTCGTGACCAGTACGATCAGCCGTAGACTCGACCAGCTCCTTGTATAGATCGGAATACCCACCTCGGCGGCCGAGGTCTTGGATTTTCCGCATCGCAGTTTCGACGTCACTGGCAGCAGCCTCACTGCTGATGCCAGCGGCTTTGCCGGCTAGACGCCAGCGCTCGAGGGACTCGGCACTTACGCCGAGCTCCTTCGAAAGGTGATGGAGTTGCAGGCCTTGCGCGCTGAAGTCAGCTAAGGCGCGACCACCCGCAACTAAGCCTGCAACTAGACCACCACCGAGAAGACCCCCGGTTATGCCGAGCAGACGCATGCCCGACATCAGCTCCCGGTGGGTTAACATCCAGACGCGTTGAAGCGACTGGAGCTCGTTGCGCGCCTTACTAGTGCTGGCCTTCTCGTCAACACTAACTAGAGCTTGCCGCAGCTTCTCTAGGTTGGCGAGAGCCTGCCGACCATCAGCCTTGACGACAATCTCAATCGTGTCGGCCATTAGTCTGCGGCCTCTTCTTGCGCGCGTCGCTCATCCGCCAGCTTCTGGCTGAGAACGCTCGTCCACTTCATGTGCCGCCGGATCGCAGAGAGTGGCTTAGCTAGCCACAAGTCCGGCTCGACGCTGTAGAAACGCGCAAGCCGGTAGCAATCCAATATCAGGTCGTCTACAGATCCGGCGTGAAAAAAGGCACCAATTGCCAGGCGATGCTGTTCCAGTCTTTGGTGTTCAGCAACCTGATGGAGGAAGGCGGGACTGCCGCCAGTCTTGACATCATCGCCGTCATTTTCTTTTCGTCGAAAAATAGCTT